GAGTTGTGTCTTCAAGATTATCGCTCTTATTTACTATTTGTACGACCTTTTCCTCAAGTTTTTGTTTTTCACTTTTCTTTTTAGCTGCTATCTTTTTATTAGCCTTTTCCTCTGTTTCTTTATCTTTTTTAACTTGTTTTGGGCCAGCTGTTAAATCACTTACTTTATAACCAATAAAACTGGAATCTTGCCTAGTTCCTGTTCCTTCTAGTATTCTTTTGGCTGTTTCATTTTTTAATTTTTTTAAATAGTCGGTTTCATTGTCAGTGCCCATGCGCCTTTTTATTTCATCTTGGATTAATTGTTGAAAAAGATTTTGAGTTGCCATTATACAGTCCTATCAAAATTTAATAAAACCTCTAAAGGCCATTTTTTTAAATCATTGCCATACTTCTTTAAATAAAAATTACGTTGTGCCATTGGAATAGCAGATTCAGCCATAGCATCCATTAAACTTGTGTTTGCAGTACGCCTAGATAAAGCATCTTGATAATCTCTATCTGTGTCTTTAAATCCAATTTCACCTAATTTATCCTGAGCATTTATTTTACTTTGCTCATTTTCCATAGCAATTCTTCTAGCTTGCTGTGCTATAGTGCGCATTCTTTCAGCTTCTATACGTCCTCTAGTTTGCGTATTTACACCACTACTACTAATACCTTGGCTTTGAAGTTTGCCTTCTGATTTTGTAATAGCGTTGCTTGCAATCTGAGCTGTAGGAGCAGATACCATATTTAACATTTGATTCTGCTGTGAAGGGCTGTAAATACCCTGCGTTGCTCTGTTTTTAAGTATGTTCCTGTAAGCTTTTTCTTCGCTTGACTGCTCTCTTTTTACAGGATTTAACCAGTTATATAGAAGTTTACCGCCTTGGTATATTGCTGGGCCATAAGGAACAGCGCTCGCTACTACATTCCCTATGTCAAAATTTGGTTTTTTTGGTGTTGTTGCCATTATCGTTCGTTCTTAAATGTCCATTCTTTGCCATTCTCATCTTTTATGATGAGCCAAGCTTCGTCTTCATAAGGTCTATCTGGGCCTATACTAGACTCTTTTACGACCTTAAATTGCACATTGCTTAAATCTAAACCATGTTTAACTTGTTTAACGGGTTCTATATTATCAAATATAGCCTTTTTTACGTTAGATATTTTTGACATACTATTTGTCCTTTCGTATTTATTAATAATCACTTGACTCTATAATTCTCTGTGCAGTGCCATAAGCTTGAACTGTTACTCCAAGATTATTTTGCCATCTTATACCAGTAGCAGCCCCACCTCCTTTAGCTGTTATTGTACCATAATTAGATGTGCTACCACTTTGACCTATTGTAGTTATTTGCCATTCTGTAAGTCCAAGTCTTGAACATATAGCGACATTTTGCCAACTATTTGTATTTTCTCTTAATCCAACAGTTACTAAATACATAGTTCCTATAGTATTTTCTATATCTGATGAAGAGACAATATTTAAATAACTACCATTAGCTAAATTTAAATCTTTAGCTTTGTATGTAAAGTTCTTAACGAGATTGTCAGTATTTATTGCTTCAAATTTTACATGGTTTCCAGCCGCTGTATTACCTTCGGCAACATCAATATCTGTAGCAATTTGGCCACTAGGTCTATATAAAGTATCTAATTGACATTTACCATGAATATGAGTTCTAAAATTAGAATTATGCCCTGTAAGGTTGCTAGATGTAACACCAATATTTACACCACCAGTAGAGTGCATGTGTATTGCAGTTTTTTGACTATTCGAATTATCTGTAGCACGTATCTTAACTCCATTACTGCTTTTTATATCTACACCGTATCCATTACCTTTGGCGTTAGTATTTTTCTGCTCTATAAAAATATTGTTATGCTTTGAAGCTGTATTGCCAGCATCGGCTAGTATATGCACTCCATTTGCAGCATAATTAGAAGCGTCTGTACCACCTGACTCAGTTGTTTTGTTATAAGATTCTACCAAAACACCTCCGTATTTTGTAAAATCAGACTTGCCTCCGATTGCCTTTACATTCTTAGGAGCATCTGTAGCTCCCTGAGCTTGCAAAGTTATTTCTGCCTCTGGCGTTACTTGTACGTTATTTGAACCAGACACATCTAAGATACCGTCAGTAGTATCAACAGTTGTTTTATCTAATGTTGTATGCCCATTTACATCTAAATCGTTTACATTTGTTATATTGTTATTACCATGAGATTGATTACCTGTAAAAGCATTTCTACCATCAGAATAAATAAGATTATCGTCTGCAAATGACTTAGGGTCACTTACTGTTGGTGCTTGATTAAATTGATGTGAATACCAAGTTCCATTATATTTAACAAAATAAAACAATCCTTTACCATCTACCCACCTAATCGTCTCTTGACCGTCATGGCCCTCATTAGCTGAAGGATAACCCTTACTAATCGTATTAAGCTTCTTCCTGCTTTGATTTATTTTGCGTTGAGTTACACGCTGTTCTCTACTCATATTCTACTTCAATTTTAGATATTTCTACATCACGAGAAGAGGCAGAACCTGATGATATTTCAAATTGAATGAACTTTGCTCTACAGCCAATTCTAAATGTAGTTATCTGACCATCTGTTTCATTATTATCATCTGGAAAATCCAATGTTTTAAATACGCTAGAACTTTTGTCAACATATACTTTTAATTTTGCATCTATAGAGCTATGAATACCCTTATGAGTTACATTAATTTTTCTTACCTTAGATGTTTTACTGGCTTTGTTTATTTGAATATGATTTGTTTTATAAGCAAAATGTCTGTTCTCGTTCCCATTTACATCATGTATCTTTATTAATTTTGATGATTTAGTTAAGTTATTTTCATAGTCATTTGTAAGAATATATGTTTCTAAATTTTCATCATTGACAATGTTGTTTAAACCACTTGCTAATAGCAAATTAGAATCATCACTATACACATGCTTACCCCATATAGTTCTTTCTCCAAATTGAAATGTAGGTATGTGCATATTAAATATATTTTCATTAGCATCTACACCGATGCGACATAACAATGTTTCATTTTTATAATCTATTTCAAACTTAGAGAGTGCTAATCTTGATATAGCTTCACTTTCAATAACATCTAAAATATTATTTCCTATAGGCATTACATTAAAATTTGGCATTAAAGCGTAAATATTCTTTTTACTCATAAAATATGCTATACCATTATGCTGTACAATAGACTCAGGAGCTATACAACCAATATTAGGAGAGGTTTCAGATAAACTCCAACCTGATGGGTCTAGGCTTGGGACATCTAATCTAAATATGCCTCGCTCACTAAACACAACTAAGTCACCATTAAAATTAATTACACCAGTAATTTCACCACCTTGAGGGTCATCTATAGAGATAAAGTTATCTAAAGGAATAACATCTGGTTGATTCATCTCACTATACATTAACCAGTTGCTATAAACCTCTGCTGCATCATCGGGGTCGGTAATCACATTACCTACAAATAAACGACCATTTAACTCAGCACCGTACTTATAATTTACCTTAGCAGACTTTACTCCATCTAAATGATGTGGTGCTCCATCTAAATATCCTTTATCGTACATATAGATATATACATTATTACTTGAAATCTCATATCTATAGCCATCGCTTATGTCTATATCTACATTAGCACTATATGAGCCAAAATCTTGATTTAACCTAAAAGCTTTGGCGTTATTTTGCTCTATAATAGCGTTATTACTCGATGAGTCATACGCAACCCAGTTCGTGTATTTATTTGAGCTATAATCACCATCTGGGTCTACTATAACATCTCTACCAGCGTATGCTCTATTCTTAGTCCCACTACTTGATGGGCTAGAGTTAGTAGAATCTGTAATTGTCCATGGTCTATCCCACGCACTGTTGTCTATACCCTCTACAATAGCAGTACCAGAAAGTGGTGTAAGAACTAAATATTCATTATGCTTACTAGCTATTTGATATGGAGTTGTAACACCCGGTGTTGTAGCGTATTCACCTGAGCCGCCAGTCCATCCGAAGAAAAAATGAGTATAACTGTTATATTCACTCTGAGTAAAATCTTCTCCGGGTATATAAACAATTTGTCCAATATTAGCAGCATTTAAATCAGCTCTATCACTATGTGTGTTTTTTGTTTTTAATGGTATAGCTTTTACAAAGTAATATGATGGTTCAACATTTATAGATGTTGAGAACGCACGATAAAGATTAATGCTAGTAATACGCTTATTAAAATTATTTGTATCTATATCTAATCTTATCTCAAATGCTTTATCGGCTTGCGTAGTCTTTAAATATGCGTGACTTTCACCAAATAATGCTTCCTGTACTCCATCAAAAACAGGCACAGCTTTATAATAATGATGGCCTATGGCCATAGCTCCTGTACCCGCAGTTGTTTTTACATAATTATACTTCCATGTTGATGGATATTCCAAAGCTGCATTTCCTGCTATATATCCTGCAGTCGGGTCATACCCTCCAAAAAAATATTCATTGTCAATATATTGAATGATTTTAACCTTAGTATCAGCAAGGATTGCCCTAAAAGCTTCTCTATTTATTATTGCTCTTATTATGTCGCTGTTAAAATCAGCTACACTGGTGAAGGTATTATTTACATTCCATAAAAGAACATCATCTCCGGTAGCAAATTTGTCAGTTACTATCCATACACTTGCATTACTATTTGTCCATCTCCATAAATCGTATATAGCAACAGATGTTGTTGCTTTATATTCAGGGCGTAATGCCTTACGGGTCTCTAGTATTCCCGATTTTCTTATATTAAAATTTTTATATTCAGATAGTTGGCCACTATCCTCTGGGTCGTCAAAAGTGTTAAGACCTTGACGAAAATCCTTTATCTCGATTATTGCCATTATATAACATTATTTCGACTAATTACGTCCCTAACCACATAAGGGCCAGAGTCGTCTCTGTTAATAAAGGATGCACTAGCTTTATCAATGTTGTTAAGGTAAAGCTGTAAGTAGACTGAAGCACGATTTTCATCCTCCTCATCTAAGTATAATTTATATTTGGCGTAATCAACTAAGCTCAATCTAAACTTGTTTGGTATCTCTGGTTCTGTGCCATGACCAGTAACATCAGCTTGACTGCCATTTACCCTAACATGTGTTATATCGTCAACAAAAATTTTCTCATCATTTGCAAAAGAACCGCCTGCAACGCCTTTTAACGTAAGAGTACCAGTACCAGCTATGTTGTCAAATTCATTTTTTACAATAGTAGCTGTAACACCTGCGCCATTATTTATCTCTAAACCACTTTGTAAAAGGCGTTGTTTTTGCGAGCCTGTAGATTGGTCATCGTAGTTTACTTTTTTATATGCCCCAGCACTATCTAAAGCCTCCGGTATATAACTATACCATATACCTACATAAGCACCAGAACTAGGAGCTTCTACAAAATATATCTCATTACCATGGGTAAAATAACA